AACTGGTGAACAGTCCGGTCGGAGTGAAACAGCCGACAGCATTCCCGCTTGCCGCGATTCCGGTAGCTGCCGTGTTAGCTCCACAATTCGAAGGCGTGGCAGCCAGCGCAAGCGCCGTGCCGGACTGGCCCGACGTATTGGCCGCATTGTTGGGTATGTCCGCAGACAAAAGAGCGGGCAATGCCGAATGCGCCAGTGAGCCAGATATCTCTAGTTTCTCGATTCCGGTGGAGGCTGGGTTGGATGGCGTAGCTACGAGACCTGAAGCGTTGGTCGTGCTCGTCTGAAAATTTAGGACGGTCTGCACGGCATTGTTTATACCGTTTGTTTGTACTGTTGGCCCGCTACCAGGGCCCCCTCCCCCTCCAGCGCGCGCATCTTCAGTCCACTTCGTTCCGACCAGAGTGAAGGAAATAGACACAGACGTAGCGCATGACCATGCTCCACTTACCGTTATGTTTGCGGATCCCGATATAGTGGTAAAAGAATCTCCCACCCCGCAAATGACGTGAATCGTTTGACCTGGGAATCCGCCCGTGAAATTCGTGATGGCAACTGGACTTGTGTTTGCCGTCAGCCAGTTGGTGCTGCCGGCCACGGATGGCGTGAGAGATGAGACGGTCAGTGTGCTCGTCCCGCCGAGAAGAACGTCGAGCATGTTCAGGTCGGTATTCAGACAGGTTCCCCAATTTGTCTGATTGCCGATGTTCGGGATCTGGAAGCCGACGTTCGGAGAGGTCGTGCATGGGAATTGGCAATATGCCGATCCAGCGCACAACAGCGCGAAGAGAGCAAGCGCCGCAACCTTCAATAGCTTCATGCTGTCCTCCCCAAATAAAAAACGGCCCACAAATCGCGGCGACATTCGCCGTGCTGTGAGCCGTCCTGATCAGCCCTTAAAAGGGGTCTGGATCGTGGCCGTTCTGTTAGTTCAATGCTTCAACGATCAATTGTTTCTGAGAAAAAATATTCAATGCGCTACCTGAGTTTGCCTGACCGAAAAATTGACCAGTGATCGCGGCCGTTAAATCCACTCCGACTACCGGAATAGCAACCTGCCCGACATCCACCACGGCCAATCCCGAAATGGATGGAAGGACATCGAGCGTGAATCTCGGGGATATGACAACAGAACCGGATACGCCGGTGCTGATCGTGATTATGTGCCAGATCAGTGACCAGCCGATCGGGCTGGACATTGGTGTGCCGCCTGTATTTATTGTGAGCAGCGCGGCAGTGCCCAGGGCTCCGCCTGATACAGCTGTGCATTGTATGGTTCCACCTTCCGATGCCACTCCGACCTGTATCGTCCCGGATGCTGTAATTCGGATGGCCTTGTTCACTCGATTGAGAAGTCCTGCAGGCAGGGTGAAGCTCATCAAATTTTGAGGCGTCGTTACGGCCGCGTTGACTGTTATCGGGGTCGAGTTAACGCCAATGAGCCCGGCTGCAAGGATCGCATTCGTGAGATTGGTGATGAGAGCAGAAATGTTTCCGTCATCCAGCACATTGATGCCCAAGACTTCGGAGATGAAATTCGCCAGCGCAGCAGCCATCATGCTCGACTGGCGCCATGCCTTGTTCAGCTGCTTCGACTGCGCTAGGCCAGCCTGAAACCCAAGCGTCTGATATCCGGACCCAACGAAATCGGCCTGCGAATCGACGTTCGCTCCGCCCGCTGTGGCAATGGGCAAGTAATCCACTTCGAGTGACATTTTTGTCTCCAGAAAATAAAAAGGCTCGCACGCGCGGAGAATAAATTCCGCAGCTGCGAGCCGTCCCGATCGTCCCCTTCTCAGGGGGTCTGGATCATGGCCTGTGAATCTTCGCTATTCAGTTCCGTTAATGCGCCGATTCTAACATATATTTACGCTGCTATAGGGACCATCCACGCCCCTACATCGAATCCGGAAACAGTCGCGTTCTCCGCATCGAAACCGAAAATTGGAAAAGCGGAAAACGGAAGGCTCGGCTGATAAAAGCCATTTATTTGTACGCCTGCTGGTCGCAGCAAAAAATAACCCTGCGTCAAAATGGCCAAGATCACGATGTCCGTTGGTGGATTCAGGAACACGACCACCATCGTCATGTCCTCATCGTCTTGCACTAGGATCTTAAAGCCCTCCGCGGCGAATACAGAGTTCCATATCGAATAGATTCCAGGGATCGTTCCATTCCAGGCATTCATCGCCACGAATAATTTCAGAAGCACGCGATACTGTTCGTCATCGAGGGAGGTAACCGATTCCACGACTGGCGTGTATGAACCGCACGCGAATCGGGAAATTCCCACCGCGGTCACCGAGCCATTGCTTTCCAGGTCTACGCCCGCGGCGCCCGAGGCGGCGGTGGTGTCCACTACCGACATGATGGTGATGCCGTTCTTCTGAACAAAAATAGCGTCTCCCGTACACGCCAAGCGGATTACGTCCCCTGGGTTGATCACGCCATCATAGCTGGCCAGAATCGTTTCGGTCCCTGCGGCAACCAAAACCAGGCTCGTGATATACACACCGGAAGAGGGCTGCTCGATGACGACTTCATAACCAGCCACAGATCCCAGCGTGAAAGTAGAGCGCGCGAAAACGATGAGCGGGGGTTCAGCTACAGCAACGAACGGCACGGTAATTTCAGCGTACTGATCAGCTGGAAGGGAAACTCCGGAATAATATTCAGCGCATTCTATGTTGCTTCCTACGCTCGGAACGCACAAGTCAGACAAAATTTGCAGCGCAGTCAATAGGGGCACCGTAGTCCAGTTCGCGATATTCAGCGGGTCTTCGTTCGCGCGCGTGAAAGTGTCCACCGCGAGCTGCGTCGATGTCGGATAGGTCGTGACGCTGAGTGCCGCTTCAAGATTTCTACTGACTCCGATCCACGCCCCCAGCTTGTCCAATTGGTCGCCAACCGCCAAGTCCAAATCGAAGAGAGACGAGAAGGTGCTCAAGACGTATTGCTGATCGACCGACCCCTGAACCAATGCCGCAATCAGCGCCATGAAAAGCGGCTTATCACGGTGCTCGCTGGTTATCAGCGACAAATATGTGGACGGTGAAGCCATGTCAGAGCGTCGTCAGCGTCACGTTCGCCGTAGCGCATGACGCTGCCTCATTGAATGGAATTGGAATGTCCGCGGTCCCTGCCGGCGACGGAGCAAGCCCGATGAAGAGCGCCGTGACTCGATACGTCAGCCCGAGTGGATTTCCGTACAAATTTGCCGGCCCGAAAATCCAGTTGTAAAAAACCTCTTCTCCGATAGCCAGCCCATTGATGAAATCGACGATAGCCTGCACTAGCGCCGTGCCGGTCGCCGCAACATATCCGTTGAGTGGCTGAATCGTGACAGCAACGTAAATCGGCACATCGACGAGCTCGAAGAAATTGATGGTGATGGGTATCCCCGCGGGATCGAGCACGATTTCAGATGTCGTTCCGTATGTGCCGGTGCCCGGGGACTTGGTCTGCTCGATGACTTCCGCGACCGTGGTGACGTCGCCGCCCTGGACGATTACAGCAATAGAATGCCCCGGGACTCCATTGCCATCTGTCGCGCCGGTGTCATTCTCATAAATCGCGTATCGCGACACGCCTGTGATGTTCGCCACGGCCGAGAGAATCGATTCCAATGGCGTAACTGCCGCCAGTGCCGTGCTCACCGCTTGCCTTCGCCTAAGCGCGGCATCTGATTCCACGGAAACGCCGACCGTCGCCGGCGCTGAATTGGTTACCGACTGCCATCCGAGAATCACGGTCGAAATGATGCTGATGGCACCGGCGGCCGCCGTCACAGCTCCTGGCGTTTGGCATGTAGCCGTGACGTTGATCGTTCCCCCGACAGGAATCACGACAGAGGCAGGGAGATTCCAAAGCAACCCATTCACATCCTGCACGACACCGTTGGTAATCGTGGTCCCCGCCGTGCCTGTGATTGTCACCACGGCCGTGCTGTTCGTGGCACCTTCGCGCGCGAGGCCATTGATTTTCACGAGCGCACTGAGCCCAGCGCCCTGAGCGAAAGTCGGAAGGAAGCCATTGTAAATCGCGATCATCGTCTGGTTTTGGTCGCTAATCGCGAGCGCGAACACGGCCAGCATTTGATAGTCCTGGCTGTCCGGAGGCAGGTAAATATCCGACCCGAAAATGCTCTGCATCGTCGCGACTAAGCTCGCGAGAATGTCGGTAAAAGACGGCGCAGAAATGCCAGTCGGAGTGACGGTCGCACTCAAAGTCGGCAGTGGATAAGTAGGCACCGGCAGAAATCTCCTTTATGCGCCGCCAAATGGAACTTGGCCGAATGGGCTGATGCCATATCCGGCCGCGTTGAAATTCTCATTCAAAGTTACATTCCCGAAAATCGTGCTAATAACAACTGTGACCGTCAAGATTCGCTTCGCGACATCCAGCGAGCTGCTGTACGAAATGATCGCCTGCACTCCCTGAACGCCAAGAATCGCGGCTTTTATTGCCGCATCGTAGAGCGACTGTGTGCCATAGCCTAGAACTTGCGTTTCCCACGGCATACCCGCGTCCAAGTCTAGGAACCATTCTTGTTGATGCAGCAGCAGCGCCGTAAGGACAGCTTGGGCAACGCATGCCGGCGAATTGACGAGATATTCCCCGGGACCCGCTCCGAACGTGAAGTCTCCATC